TGGTCACGGCGTCCTCCTGGGGCGCTCAGGGTGGTCTGCCCGGCACCTGGCCGGGCGGGTGGTGCTGCTCCCGCTCCAGGCGGGAGACGACTAGCGGGCGGTGCCGATCTGCTCGCGGTGCCGCTGGCGGAACAGGCCGGTCTCGGCGACGTGGTCGCGGATCATCGCCTGGTAGCCGCGGACCTTCGCCGCGGCGGCCTTCTTCGCCTCGGGGGTGAGCGCGCCGGCCTCTTCGCGCTTGGCCGCGCGGACTGCTCGCTCCAGGGCTCGGAGGCGCTGCTGGGCCTTGTCGCCTGCGGGGTCGGCGGTGCGCGTCAGCGGCCTGGTCACGCCGGGCAGGTAGGCCGACAGGGAGTGACGGCAGTTCGGGTGCATCAACCCTGCGGCGACGGCCTCGGTGACGCTCCCGGCGACCTCGACGGGCACCATGACGCCGTCGCGGGTGGTGTGCTCCATCTCGACCGTGCGGGCGCCGCCGAGCCTGCGGGAGAGCACCTTGCCTTCCCACGGGCGGCAGCGCACGCACTCCTGAGGCGCGTTGGAGACGATGACCAGGTCCACGCCGAGGGCGGACAGCCGGTCCAGGTGGCCTTCGACGGCGGCCTGTGCGGTGACGGTCCGCATGGCCATCTCGACGTAGGAAGCGAGTTCCCAGCGCCGCCCGGCCTTGTCTGTGAAGCCAGTGATGCCCCGGCCGATCAGCTCTTCCCACGCGATCTGAGCTGACCTCAGGCGCGTGTGCGTGCCCGCGAGGGTGCCCGTGGCGTAGGCGGAAACGACCGTCCGGTAGGAGTCCAGGGTCCAACGCAGGATCGGCGTGTGGGTGCCGCGCAGGGTGGTGACGGCCGACCAGACCAGGCGGGTGATGGCGTCCGCGCCGGGGAGCGCTTGGCGGATGCGAGCGGCCTCGGCCGGGGAGACGCCGGAGTAGCGGGCCATCTCCTCGATCGCGGCCTGCCCCCCGCGCTGCCACGCCAGGGCGATTGCCTGCTCCACGGACTGCTGCATCTCTCCGTCAGCGATGGCGAGGAGGCCTTCGGCGAGGGAGCGGAGCTTCTGGATCGCGGCGAGCTTGGCCTCAACCCAGGTCTGATCGCTCTCGGGCGCCTTGATCTGCTTGGCCATGTGCGCGATGAGGAGCGCTTCGAGACGCCGGTAGATCGCCGTGGTGGTCTCGGCGAGGCCCTCGGCCAGGGAGCGGCCGACGCCCTGGCCGTCACCGGGCAACGCCGGGGTAGCCATCAGGACTCAGGCGTTGGGGGCTGGTCGGCGGGCGGGGTCGCCTGCTGCTCGGGGTCGGCAGGCTGATCCTGGCCGAGCCCTCCGCCTCCGGTGAAGGTGGTCGGGTCGACGAGGCTCGTGGCGTCCCGGATCTCCTGCACCTCGGCCTCCACCCGCGCGTCGTCCCAATCCGGGTGCAACATCCGGACGAGGGTGTCGGTGCTGGCGGCCTGGGCTTGGGAGAGCAGGTTGAGGGTCTCGGCGACGGTGCGGGGAGCCTCGGAGACGCCGTCGCCGAACTCGACGTCGATATCACCGGGCTGTCCGCCGCCGTTGAAGAGCTTGGCGTCGATCTCGATGAGGGTCTCCAGGATTTCGCTGAGCTCCGGAGACCAGTAGTTGATCTTCTTGTCGCGGGTGGTGAAGCTCTTCCGCTCCCGCGCGGTGACCTCGGTCGCGGTTGCCGGGGCTCCGTCGCCGTCCAGGCCGTACGTCTGCGCGGAGTACCCGGACATGCTGACGATCTGCTTGGTGAGTTCCAGGCAGGTGTCCCGGTGCTCCTGCACACGGATCGCGAACTGCGTCGCGTTGATCTGCAAGCCCTGGTCAATGCCGGGCAGGACACCCTCAACCGGGGTGTAGAGCTCGCGGTCCTCGAACGCCGCGCCGCGGCCGGGGCCGAGGTTGGTCAGGTAGGTCGCCGGGACGTGGAGCCTGGCTTTGCCGAGCCGGATGTCGCGCATCCATGAGGACCAGACTTCGTCGAGGGCGTCCATGAACGGCTCTACGCCGTCGAAGTCGGCGCGGCCGAGGTTCGCGGCGGCGGGGACGCGCCTCCAGCCGGGCGCGGGCCGCACGTTGGGGATGTAGACGGCCGTGAGGCGCTGCGTGCCGGTCGGGACGGCCTCGGGCAGGTGCATGGTCGCCTTGTTGGCGGCGAGCTTGAGCTTGGCTCCGAGTTGCGTGTCGGTGCCCTCGTACAGGCCGTGCAGGATCCAGCCGGGTTCGTGGCGCTCCAGGTGGCGGACGACGCGCTGGCCGTCGCGTTCGACTTCCCGCCAGAAGGTGGCCGCGCTCAGGGCGTTCCAACGCCATTCGGGAATCGCTGAGTCGGCGTGGACGACGTCCAGCCACGGGTGATCGCGGACTTCCTGGTCCCACACGATGCGCAGGTATGCGCCGCCGAGGCCGGCGTCGACTTCGGCGGCCTCGGTGAGGGTGGCGCGCAGGGATCGGCCGGTGAGCTTGTCGAGGCGCTGCTGGGTGGCGTCGTCGTCGGCCTTGAAGGTGGGGCCTTCACCCATCAGCAGGGACGCGGAGGTGACGGCGATGTCGCGGGCGACGGGGAGGTGCAGCTTGGTGCGCTTCTCGCCGTCCGGGGTGCGTCCTCCCCAGAACCAGCGGGCGAGGGTGGAGCCGAGACGTCCGCGGATGCCGCCGCGGGTGGGGTCGAGCCAGCCGGAGGGGCGGGCGGGGTCGCCTGCGATGGTTCCGCCGTAGATGGCGGAGAGCTGGTCGAGGTCGCTGCCGTACCAGGCGGACCAGACGGCGATCTGGCTGGTGACGGCGTCGAGGTCGCGGGGCGGCCAGGCGACGGGTCCACCCGGGGGCAGCGGCATGGGTCAGCCCTCGTCCGGGGTGAACTCGACGGCGGCCTCGGAGTAGCACATGCGGAGGCCCTGGAAGTCGTGCTGGACCTGCTCGACCTGGGCGGGGTCGAGGTGGAGCTGGGCCGTGATGCGGCGCTGTTCGTCGTTGCGCACCCAGGAGCCGCCGCCCTGGGCGCGTCCGCACACGGCGGTGGCGACGCGGACGATCTCGGTCCAGGTGTCGTCCGGCGTGCCGGGCGCGGTGACGGTCACGGTGGCCATGGTCAGCTCCCTTCCGGCCTGATCGTCTTGAGGAACTCGCCCATCGCGAGGTTGTGGCGGGCGTCGGCCAGCGCGTTGTGATGCCCCGTGGCCTGCTCGGGCATGGTCGGGTTGCCGAGCCGCTCGGCTTCCTGCTTCAGGTCCCGGGTGAACATCGGCACGCCTCGGGGAAGGGAGACCATGGACCCCCAGAGCTGGCAGAGGGCGACGTGGTCGTACGCCCCGTACCAGGCCCAGAGTTCGGGCTCGGGGGTGGCCTGGACGAAGTCGCGGACCCCGTCCGCGATCTGCCCGCGGCGCTTCACCGCAGGGTGCGCAGGGTCGAGAAGCGGGCGACGGAACGGGCGGATGCCGTCGTGCCGGACGACCGGCAGCGACGGGACGACGTTCGCGCGCAGCCAGTCGTGGCGCAGGATCAGGGGCCACGGCATGTCTCGGTTGACGGCGTAGTACTCCCGGCCGTCTTCGGCGACGAGACCGATCGAGATCAGCTCGATCGTCTTGCCGTCCTCCAGGAACTCGGTGTCGTAGTAGATCCGCATGGCGGCCTCCTTGGGTTGGGGGGTGGTGTCCGGCCTGGCCGCGCGCACGCCGTCCACCCCCCTGGGGAGGGGGCACGGCCAGGCCGGAGTCTCAGGCTGCGAGGCCGATCCGGTCTCGCAGGTAGGGCCGCCACAGCGGTTCGGTGGTGGCGACGATGTACCGGCCGCCGTCGAGGGAGTGGTCGGCGACCTTGATGGGCTTGTCCTCGCCCTTCTCGGTGGCGTCCGGATCCCACGAGTAGCCGGGAGCCTCGGAGACGAAGCCCCGGCACCTGTCCGAGACGAGCAACTGCCCTTCGGCGAGGAGGGTGGCGATGAGGCCGATACCGCGCCCGACCTCGTTGTCCGCTGCTGCGGTCACCAGGCCGTCGCGGGCGAGCTGCAGCCGGAACGACGCGGCGGACGGGTCGGCCACGATCCACTCAATCGGGGGCGCGCTGCCGTCGGGCAGGTGCGGGATGGCGAGCCAGTCCCGGAGCGACGCGGACAGCTGCCCGTCGGTCAGCTTCGCGGCGTCGTGCTTCGGGTCGTGCCGCCACTCGTCGACCAGGTACAGGCCGCCCTCGACGGACAGGCCGAGGAGGAGGCCGGCGGTCGGGTTCGTGGTGCCGTAGTCCAGGCCGACGCCGAGGAGGCGGGCCATGAGCGGGAGTTCGTCCCACGGGACGACGTGCCGGTCGGTTTCCCACATGTCGTAGACGGCGCCCTCGGCGGCGACCCACTGTCCGAGGACGAACCTTTTCCGCCAGAGGCCGGTGTATTGGCGGTGGTAGCGGGCCTTGACCTCGTCGGAGAGTGCGGGGTTGTCGTCTAGCTGGAAATGCCAGACGCGCCAGTCTGGGAGGTCGTGGAGCCGGTCGAGGAACCGGCGCTTCACCCAGTGCGCGGGCGAGTCGGGGTTCGTGGTGGCGAAGATCTGGGCGCCGGGGACGGAGCAGCGGCCGAGGAGCTGCTGGAACAACTCCTCGGAGATGACGGTGAGTTCGTCCACGTACGCGCCCGCGCACGTCATGCCCCGGATGACTTTCTCCGCCTTGGCGTCGGAGGCTCCGAGGATGTGGATGGTGCGGCCGAGGATCGTGGCTGTTGCAGCGCCGGTCGTGTAGTGGACGTGGGCGGCGAGCGGGCCGAAGATGCTCGGGTCCTGCAACGGGCCGAACACGTTGCGGGCGATGGACTCGCGGGTGCGGCCGATGATGACGAGCTGGCCGCCGCGGGGCGCGTCGGCGACGAACACCAGCCAGCGCAGGAGCGAGGAGATCGTCTTGCCGGATCGGATGCTTCCCTCGGACAGGTTCACGAACGCGGTGGAGTTCACCACGTAGTCGATCTGCTTTCGGCCGAGGGGGAGCGCGTCCAGGAGGGCGGTCACTGCTGCTCTCGCCAGGCTTGGCCAAGGGCTCCCATGAGGTCGGTGAGCATCGCCTTGGCTTCGCCTACGCCGTGGTCGGCGTCCATCTCGCCGAGCTTGCCGTGCTTGTCGATGGCGATACCGATGGCGGTGTAGGCCTCGCGGGTGTCGCGGAGGGGCGGCAGGTCGAGGGTGACGATGTCCGCGCCGTCCTTCGTGCCCACCACGACTTGGGAGGGGCTCCATGCGCGTTCACGGAGGCGTTGGGCGTCTGCGAGGAGGTCCGCGGCGAGTTGGGCGCGCTGGGCTTTCATGTCGGCGGTTCGCGCGCGGGTGGCGTTTTCGGTCTGCGCGCGCGAGAAGGCGTCTGTGATCCCGGCGTCTTTGGCGATCTTCCGGACGCTGGCGTCGCTGACTTCGTGTTTGCGGGCTATGCCGCGGCAGGTTCCGCCGGCCTTGATGTCGTCCAGGATGGCGGCGCGCTTCTGGGGGTCGAGGGGCTTCGGCACACGCGATCACCCCCGGACATGCGAAAGCCCCGCGCGGTGGCGGGGCTGTAGAGACACTTCTGGCCTGGGATCAGGATGCCCTGTGGATAACCCCGCGTCAAGCCAGGTCAGGCGGTCATGTGTTCAGCTGGGTGATCTCGCTGATGCTCACGATCTGGGGGTCGTCTTCGTCGAGCTGCTTCCACTGCTCGCAGCAGGATGCGCAGAGCGGGATCACGTTCCCAATGCGCAGTTCGACGAGGTAGAGGGCCGGGGTACCGGGCCAGTCGACCATTTCCTGGTGTTGCAGGCACATCCCGGCTTCGGCCATCTTGGCGTTCACCCTGGCTTGGTTGCGGCGGTGGGCTTCTGGGATGTTCACGCACTCATCCTTTCTCGCTGGTCGGCCGCGTGCAGCTGCTTCGCGAGCCAGCGCCACTGCTCGACCGGCCACGCCGGACGGCTCAGGAACCAGGTCCCGACCTTGCGCCGGGGCGGCTCGCACGGGATGTCGCTCTCGCACACGATGGCCGGGAGGTCGCCGGGCAGGAGCCTCACGCGCAGGCTGTATGCCCCGGACAAGCCCCCGTGGCACCACGGGCACACGGTC